GACTGAATACCGTCCACAAAGCCGGTTACAAGGCTCTGTCCGACCTCCTTCATGTTGACAAACATACCAGTGGATAGCTCCACATTGCTGTCACACAGGTTTTCAATCTGCGTCAGGAGGTCTTTATATTCCTGCAACAGGTCTGCGGCAGTCTGCAACTCAGGAACAGCGATTGCCAGTTTGTCGTTGAGGTTGGAGGTCTGTTCGGAAATGTTCTCCACATCACTTGCCAGCTTCTCAATGGGGTCTTGCGTAAACCAGCCGATGATGGTGTCAATCGTTGCGCTCAGGCCAGCGATAGCGGACACCTCTGTGTACCGCACCACCTGTCCTGCAAACTCCGTCATGAAGTCAACGAAATCGCTCATATTGCTGGACAAGCCGGGGAGCTTTTCGTTCAACGCCATCAAAGGCGGGTCGAGCCGATAGTTCAGCTCGTCCGCTACAGCGACCAGACTTTCCACAAAGAGGATAAATGCCGCCGCAAGCTCCACAAGCAGAGCTGTACCAAGCCCGATAGCCAAAGGCAACAGACCTGCCGAAGCAACGGTAGCTACGCCGAGAGCCGCCGTAACAACGCCGATACCGACCAGTAGACCAGTGCCGATACCAATAGCGGTTGCAATAGCTTCTCCGTTATCCAGAACGGGTTGCCATGCCTGACCGATTTCGTCCAAGCCCTTACCGATAGCCCATATCTCAACGATGAACAGTCCAGCGGCTACACCGAGTTCCAGCAAAATGGCAGTACCGATACCGATGTTCAGCGCAATGGTCGCACCGCCTGTACCGAGGGCATAAGCGGCTAAACCGACTGCGCCCAAGATCGCCGCACCAAGACCGATTGCGATTGCAACCGTCTCACCATTGGCAATGACAGGTTCCCAAGCAATACCGACCTGTTCCAGTTCCATACCGAGCAGTGCGATTGCACCTACGATGAGCAGTGCCGCCGCTGTGACTTCCGCTATGACTACCAGACCCAACCCAAGGTTTTTCGCCAGAGAAGTGAGCTTGGGAGAAAGGCCGGTGCTGACTGTAGTGTCGATTTTGGAGGTTGTGTCAGTTACCGTTTCAAGTGCCTGTTTTGCCGCTTGACCTGCGTTTGCGCTGTCTTTCAGTGCGTCCAGTTTCTTGAGAGTGAGGATAAACCCACCGACCAGCATGAGCGCACCAGCGGCAACCTCCACCATGTTGACATTCGACCAATCGCCGGTTCTGATTGCTTCAAGGAATCCTTTGAGGTTGTCCACAATGAGCGTAGCACCGCTGATAATCAGACCAATGCCAGCCAGCTTTGTGTTTCCTGTCAGCATACCCAGCCCACTCAGGAACAGGCCGAGGTTTTTCACCAGAAACAGCGCATTGTCCCAATTCACACCGTTGTTCACCATGTCGCTGATAGCGGAGACAATACCCGTAAGCCCGGAAATAACCAACATGGCTCCCGCCATCTTGATATTGCCAAAGAGCAGGAACGCCGCACCGAGGGCTTCTGCGAAACCGCTTATGAGCTTGGTAACATTGGTGAAGTTGGGGCCGTTCGCCATGATGTCTTGAATGGCTTCCTTCATGGTGTTCCATGCGTCCAAGAACAGGCCAAGCCCCGCAATTTTGAAAGCAATACTGCCTGTGATGTTAAATCCCTTCATGGTGGACAGCCACCGCAGGAAGTCCTGCACACCCTTGGCGATTCTCCAAGCAAGGAAAGCCGCTCCAATGGCAAGCACACCGGCAAGGATTTCGTCAATGTTTTCCCTTACCCAATCGAGGAAGGGCTGAATTTTCGCCATGATCTTGTCAACCTGTTCGTTCACTGCGTCTGCAATGAAGTCATAGGTGGGAAGCTCAAAGCCAAGACCGCCCCCGCCGCCAATGCCGCCAGCACCACCGGCACCGCCACTGGAATCCTCCGGGGGAGAGATAACATTCAGCTCGTCAATACCGAGCAGTGCGTTTTTCAGCTCTTTTGCCTTTTTGGAAGCATCTCCCAAACCGTCAGCCGCTTCACCTGCGCCGCTCGCTACGCCGCCGATTGCGTCTGTCCCCATGTCAAACTCAGGAATCGAGACACCGAAGAAACCGGCAATAATTTCAGCGACCATGCGGATTGCTTTCGCCAGAGCGATTGCATACGGCAGGATAGCTTTCAGAATGGGAAGGAACAGATTACCCAGCGCACGAGTGGCCTGTTCCACCTGAGCTTGCAGAATACGAAGCTGGTTTGCCGGGGCTTCCAGTGTACGAGCCATATCGCCCTGTGCGTTTGTAACCTGCGTCATGATTGCGTAGTAGCGCAACTCGGCTTTTTCAGCCTGAGTCATTGCCGTAACGCTTTTCTCAATGCCAAGGTTGTATGCTTCCTGTTGCAGACGAGCCACAGACAGGTCGTAACCAAGCCTACGAAGCGGCTCAAGCTCACCGGAAATACCAGACTCCAACTTTTGGAAAGCGTCAGAGGTGCTGATATTGAAGAACGAAGCCAAATCGTAGGTGAGCTGGGTGAGGTTTTTGCTCATGGTGTAAGCCCGGTCGCTCGCAACGCCGAAGCCCTCAGTGATTGTCATAAAGACACCCTGATTGCGCATCCACTCGCCGGGGTTGATACCCATGACTTCTCCGACCTGCTCTGCGTAATTTCGGGCTTCCTCTGCATACTGCCCCATGGACACATTGAACAGGTTGAGGTTTTCGATGTAGCTGTTTGAAGCGGTAATCCACCCGGCAATAACGCTCGTGATGGATTTCAGCCCAATGTAAGCCGCACTGATTTTTGCGGCAAGGTTCACATAGGATTTGCCCAGCACAGTGTTGCTTGCGGCAAGGTTCGTGTTCCCCTTGAGCAACCTCTGAATCTTGGCAGGAAAGGCAGAGAAACCAGCCGCCACCTTCTCCATCTGAGTGGCAAGAGGGGTGATAGCGGTAGCAACTCGGTTGCATTGGTCTGCGAAAGAATCAAGGTCAGTCTTTTTCAGCGATTCTGTAACAGTGTCGATCTGAGGAGCAATTTTTACGAGCTTATCCAGCCCGGAAGCCAGAGAATTGAACCCGGATTTTTGAACGCTCTCCAAAGGTTTGAGAGCGTCTACAAGCCCCTGCACCTGCTCCCTTGCAAGAGTAAGCCCGGTCAAACCAGAAACACTCTGACTGAATTTCTTCAAAGAGTTAGACAGTGCGCCAAGCCCAACGCCGCCCTTGCTTACAGGAGCGGTAGCGGCTTTCAACCGTCTCAGAGACTCGGAAAGTGCGTCTATCCCGCCGACGGCAGATGTAGAATTAGATTGTATTTCAAGCTCCAACTGCTCGATTGTGGTAGACATAATGCTCACTTCCCTTCAAACTTTTTATTGTGGCTTGCCATGAATCCTTCCATCAGTTTCTTACCCTTGTCGTACACCCCCTTGGCGTGTTCCTCCTCTCGGAGTTCAATTTGTTTCTCAGTGAGCGCATAGGCTTCTGAGAGGTACGGAACAGGCTTTGCGCCCTTTTTGGCAAAAGCGTGTAGGATTGGGGACACCCGGCACAAAGCGTCATAGAAATATGCGCCTTGTAGCCACATTTCCTGATTTCTGCGATTCATTCTGAGTTCTTCCGCTTTACGGTACGCCGCCACAAGCGTACAATCTTTATCCCAATACTGCTCCTCGGTCATGCCGAAGGACAGGTAATGGGGAAACAACTCGTTGAATTTTTCCGTGTAAGTGGAGAGGGGAGCAGTGGCAGAACTACCACCACTCCCCTCAGTGGAGGACAGCGATTCACTTACCAAGTCGCTGTCCAGTCCAAGTTTCCCTCGGCTTCCTCTGGCTCCTCTACCAGAGTCAGAATCGGCTCGTTATACATTTCAGCGAGCTTGCCGATCAGGTCTTCTTTCTTGGTAAGTTTGGAATAGATGTTGTCAATGATGTCGCTCTTGACGAAACGATGATGGGCAAGGAACGCACCTGCAAACAGCGCAGGGAGAGTAGTCATAGGCTTCTCGGTGATGTCAGAAGCGATAAAGCCCTTCTTCTCCATTTCCGCAACCGTTCTGCGGGTAAATTCCAGCGTGTAATCCTTACCGTCATAGGTGAAATGCAACTGTTTTGCCATTTGTCTGTCCTCCTGTTAAATCTTAGTTATTAGTCCTCAGCCGCAGTGATGGGAGTGGACGGAGCAATAGTGATAGTCATGTCCACGACTTCGTTGACACCGCCGCCAACCGGGAATACGGAGAGTTGACCCTTGAACTCAAATTTACCGTCAGAGCCGGTGGGGGTAAGAGTGTTACCCTCGCCAGTACCGCCAAACCAAACGGCAAAGTCGATTTCCTGACCTTCAAGAGCTTTCAGCTTGGTAAAGTCCACTTTGGTGTAGTTCGCCGTGAACTCAAGGGCGTCGAGAGACTGAACACCCGGAATATAGGTCTGCATATTGTCAGACAGGGTAGTGGTTTCCAGCATTTCAGGTGCGCCGCCGAGATCAGGAAATTCTTTAATGTCAATCAATTTCTCGTAAGTATCACCCTCACTGGACTTCTTCATAAGGAAAATCTTGTAAGTAGAAATCGCCATGATTCATTACCTCCTGTAAATTGTCTCTTCTTTAGAAATCACAGCCCGGTATCGACCGAGCATACGATAAATGGTCGCATTGTCTTGATTGGGGACAGGCTCAAGCATGGTGCGGGTGAAGTTCAACCCCATCAGGATTTCGTCTATGAAAGCGGCGATTTCCTTGCACTCGGCCTTTTTCCCCTTCGTGCGGTTGGAGTAGACATTCAGCTCATACATGACCGCCACATGATTTTCCTTGCCCTCTGCGGTCTGTGTGTTGCGGAAGGTAGCGTTGTCCACCTCCACGAGAGAAACACAGGGGAAGGACGGTGGCGTTTTCACATATTCGCCAGTCATGAAGATGTCTGGGTACTGTTCTCGCACCTGTGCCGACACTTCGTTGAAAATCTCGTTCTCCATGTCGATCATCCGAACACCTCCTTTGCAATCCCCGCAATCTCGTCACAGACGGTTTTCAGTGCGTTGTACATGGGCATGATAGCGGGTGTACCATGTGTCAGACGAAGCTCACCGTCTTCATAGAAGCCCCATGTCTGACGCTTGCCCATACCCTTTCCATACCCGCCGATGGTGAAACCAAGCTCAGAGCCTTTCGGGTGAGGGGAACTCCCGGCTGAACCGTTGTGATACACACCTGCGCCAAACTCCACCCAAACAGCGTCCTCGCCAGCGGCGATAACGATTGAGATATTCTCCCGTTCATCAATGGAAACTTGTACCTCGGCTGTCTTTGCGCCGCCGCTCTCATTGGTGAGATCGTCTACAATCGCACCGTTGAAGCCGCTTTGCGCAAGACTTCCAATCCTTTCGGCAACCCTTGTGCGAAGAAGCTCCGTTTTGCGAAGGATTTCCCGCTTGTACATTTCAAGCTCTCTGATAGCCCGGTCAATGTCTTTCTCAGACAGACTGATACGAATAACCTTTTTGCCCATTACGATACACTCACCTTGCTTATCGCCAGCGACACCACATTCAAGCTCTTGGCAACCTTTTTCACGATGTAGTCATGGGGAGTGATAACCTCGCCCTTTTCATTCACCGCCAGATTGCCCTCCTCGTCCATTTGTGGTGTGCGGTCAACCCAGAGCACAGTGTATTCGTCAATCGGAGGAGCGTCACAGTCCATGACAATCACCTTGTCGTAGGACTCGTTTTCTCCAAACTGTCGGGTCTGTGTTTCGCCTTTCGCCGCCGAAATGTTGGCGAAAAACTCTGTAGGCTTGCCACGGTGGATGTCGTATTCGCCGGTCACATTTCCATAATCGTCTGTGATAGGAGTTTTACCCTCATACAGGGCATAGAAGAATCGGGCTTTATTTCTGCTCATACACTTCATCA